CCGATCAAGCACACGATCGAGGTGGTGCGGAAGCTGGCGGAGGATTCGGCGATCATTGTCCTGTCCGGCCGTGATTCGGATTGCATGACCGAGACCGCTGACTGGTTGCTCAACCACGGCGTGACATTCACCGAACTGCACATGCGCAAAGCAGGCGACAAGCGGCCGGATTTCCGGGTGAAGTACGAGATTTTCGACGAGAAGATCCGCAACCGCTTTCATGTCCTCGGTGCCTTCGATGATCGGCTGCAGGTGTGCCGTCTGTGGCACCGGTTGGGCGTCCCGTTGCTGCGGTTGGGGGTGCCCGATCATGACGACTTCTGAGCTGGTTGGTTCCGAGTGGGAGTCGAAGGACGGTACGCGCGGGCTGGTCGTCCTGAGTGAGGAGCCAGCGTGGTGCGGTGAACGCCAGTTCATGGTGAAAGGCACTGTCGGGTCTACGCGTCGGCGGGTGATCGGGTACCGCGGTCTTCTCGCGAAGTACCGGCGGCTCGACGATCCGCCGCCGACTGTCGAAGCGTTGCAGGCGCGGGTCGCCGAGTTGGAAGCGTTCGTCACCGACCTCGCTGGGCATGGCCTCCGGTTCGACCTGAATCCGACGATGCAGATGGGTGACGTCGGGCAGCTGTACGTCGGGTTCGCCAATTACCTGGTCCGCGCGGACGAATCGATCCGGCAGCGCGCGGCCGAACTTCTTCCCGAGGAGTCCTGATGCAGTTCATGCGCTACACCGAGACCAACGACCATGAGGGTGAGACCTGGACTTTCTGGCTCCAGGTCGACGGCAACGAACAACCGTTGACTTGGCTGGCTGAGTTCCTGACCGCGATCAACGCGGAGGAACTGGACCCCCAGTACGAGTTGTTCCCCGCAGACGTGATCTCCGAAGAACACGTTGATGTGCTCGTGGAGTGGGGCGGTAGTGGCTATATGTCGTTGCACAACAAGGTCGTTGGGCGGCTGACGATCCCTGCGAAGTTCTCGCCCGGCGACCTGTACAAGGGACGCGTCAAGAACCTGTTCACGGTGGTGCCCGATGGCGAGTGACCGCGACCTGGTGGCCGATGCCCGCGCCATGACCGACCGCCTCCGCGCCGACGACATCGATCCCCGCGACCGTGTCGTCTCGGCAGCGCGCAACCTGCTGACCGCGCTGGCCGACGAGATCGAACGACTCCGCAACGAGGTGAACAAACTGGACGTGTCGTGCGCCGCCCACCGCCGCGAGTACCACGACCTCCACGTCAGCTGCGAACAGCGCGTGATGGAACGCAACGACGCCCGCGCCCAGCTCGACAAGGTGCGTGAGCACATCGATCAGCGGCCGGAATACGTCACCGCCTGTCGAGAAGCGGCCCCGAGCGCCGACCACGACTACTACCGCTGGCAGGGCGGCGCGGAAGCCCGCCGCCAGCTCGCCCAGAAGCTCGGCTGGACCGTGCCCTATGAGCCCGGCGAGAAGACCGGCCCGAAGCCCACCACCGAGGAGGCCCGCGATGAGTGACCGCGACACCCTGGCCGACATCCTGCGCCGCATCGTTGGCATCGACCTCTGCGCCGCCCGTGAGGGGGCCGAGCGAATTGTCCGCGCGGGCTGGCGTCCACCCGCCCGCGAGATCACCGACCGGGCCGAGCTGGACGCGCTGCCAGTCGGGTCGATCGTCGTGGACTTCTTCGAAGCCGGGTGCACACGGATCAGCACCGAGCCTCCGTACGGCTGGGTGCGGGCGTCCAGCGCACTCACGATGGGTCGCCAGTACGGCGTGCCACACCTCCCCGCCACCGTCCTGTACGTCCCCACCGAGGAGGCCTGATGGCGATCCGTGAAGTGACCATGCATCAAGGCGTGTGCGACGGCTGCGACAAGACCATGGCGGACATGGGCTCCGACTACTGGGCATGGACGGACGAGTCCAGCGTCCTGGAGGACATGGACTCGTCGGACTGGGTCACGCCTGGTGCGGGCCGAGCGGTCACGGTCGCGGGCCCGCACCTGTGCCCGTCGTGCGCTCCCGATGCCGACGAGGACCCCGACTGCCCGCACGACAGCCGTAGCGGTGATGCCGGCGGGCGGTGGCGGTGCGACCAGTGCGGTACCGACTGCGGACCGAACACCTACCTCAGCGAGGAGGAGAGCCGTGGCTGACCGCGTCGAGCATTGGACCGAGACCGCCGATCGGGTTTTCTGTGACACGCCGTTCCTGCTCGGAGAAGGCGAGGACGGCCGCTGGTACGTGCGGCAACTCCACGGGGGCCGCTACCGGCGCGTCAGCCGATGGCACCCGCTGTACTGGCTCGCCTATCTGGGATCGCGAGTCACGCACCGGTTGGTCTGGCTGGAGCAGGAGGCCGGTCGATGAGCATGAAGTACGTCCGCGACTACTACGCCGTACCAGCGAAGCGCGGCGGCCGTGTCCGGTACACGGGCGACGGAGCCCCGCGGCTCGGCACCATCACATCTGCTCGCCACGGCGGCCTCCGCATCCGCCTCGACGGCGACAAGCACCCGCTGCCCTTCCATCCGACATGGGAACTCGAATACCTGACCGAGGAGACCACCGATGCCCACTGACCCCCGACTCGCTGAACTGCTCGCGTCCGGTGACCCGTTCGCCGACATCGACATCCTCGTCGACCGCGACCCGCTCGCCGTCCGCGACCTCCTGGAAGCGGCCGTCTCGGAGCTCCTGACCAGAGATCGGTCCGACCGTGGGTAAGACCTCGATCGAATGGACCGACCAGACATGGAATCCGATCACTGGCTGCGACAAGGTCTCTCCGGGCTGCGACAACTGCTACGCGGAGGGGATCGCGCACCGGTTCGCGGGCACACCGCAGTTCCCGAACGGGTTCGGTGTGACGTTGCGCCCGGAGCGTTTGGGTGAGCCGTTGCGGTGGCGGAAGCCGCGGCGCGTGTTCGTGAATAGCATGTCGGACCTGTTCCACGCTGGCATCCCGGACGAGTTCATCGCGAAGGTGTTCGGGGTGATGGCGCACGCGGAGCAGCACACGTTCCAGGTGTTGACGAAGCGGCCCGGTCGGATGCGTTCACTGCTGGGATCGGATGCGTTCCGTGAGTTGGTGTTCAAGTCGGTTGAGCTTGAGTTGCCGGATGTGATGGGCGATGCCTGGCCTCTCCCGAACGTGTGGCTCGGCGTCTCCGCTGAGGACCAGAAGTGGGCAGACGTTCGAATCCCGGTCCTGCTCGACACACCTGCGGCTGTCCGGTTCGTTTCGGCTGAACCGCTTCTCGGGCCGATCGACCTTGCGCAGTACCTTGAGCCGCTGGAAGACCCAAGTGCCTGCGGCGACGAAGACCATTGCTCGCCATGGTCGCGAATCGAGTGCCTCGACTGGGTGATCGTCGGCGGCGAGTCAGGTCGGGGCGCCCGGCCGATGCACCCGGATTGGGTGCGCTCCCTCCGCGACCAGTGCGTTCAGTCCGAGGTCGCCCTTCTTTTCAAACAGTGGGGCGAGTACGTGACCCCCAACCAGATGACCGAGGACGCATTCCGGTCCTGGGACTGCTACCACGCGGGCGAAAGCCGCGACGAGTACTGGCGCCTCGGAAAGAAGGCCGCTGGCCGTGAACTCGACGAAGAGACGTGGGACGAATACCCGAAGGAGGCCGGTCGTGGCTGACCGATTCTCAGACCGTCATCTCGCGCAAGTCACTCGCGATCGCGACCGGGCCAATGTGGTCCTTGCGCACATCGTCGAAAGCCTTGGCGCATCGGAAGATACCGCTTGGGAGCATTTGCCAGAGGTTGTTCGTGCCTTGCGCGACCGCGCCGACGCGCTGGAAGCCGAACGCTCACAACTCGCTGGGCCCGACCTGTGTGTCGCCTGCGGCACAGCCCTGGACCAGCTTCGTGTAGCCGCTGAACGCGGCGTCGAGCCGCCCGGTGAAGTTCGCCCACCGATCACGCCGGAGGAGTGCGGTTCAGCCCACTACGGCGTGCATCTGTTCTCACACGAGGACGACTGGGGTTGGACCGCTTACGGTCACCCGGAGACCCGCCGCCTGGTCGCTGCGATCAGCGCTGAGGCTCGCGAGAACGGTGGGCGTGACGAACTGTGCGATTACGTGGGAGCCCTGCCCGATCTCATTGCTGGTGTTGAACGCAAGTGGGCTACCAACTTTCGAAGCGGCCCGTCGTTTGACATCGAGTGGGACTGGTGCGACGAGGGCACACCCGGTGCGGTGCCGATGACGCAGGTGATCCCGTGACCGACTCCTTCACCACCAAGCAGTTGGAGAACCTGGCCGCGACCCCGTTCCAGCCGGGCCGTGACACCATCGCGCGCCTCGCCGCCGAGCTGCTGACCGAACGTGCCCGCGTGGCCGACCTGGAGGGGTGGCAGTCACGGGCGTTCCAGCAGGCCCGTCGTGCAGCCGATGACACCGATCGGTGGAACGCCCTCTGGCAGGCTGCGGACGGTAAGTCCACGGAGTTGGCGGACATGATCGACGCCGTCCTCGATCAACGTGACGACGCCCGCGCTCGGGTCGACGAACTGGAGGCCGAGATCCGCGAACTGCGGACCGACTGCACCAATTACACGCAGGTCGTCGACGAACTGATCCGGGACCGGGACGCTGCCGAACGGGAGCCGCTCGGGTACGCCGCCCTCGTTCAAGCCAACAGCTACACGCAGCTCATTCCGATGGACCTGACCCGGGGGAAGGCGGAGCAGTCTGCGGATTGGCACAACGAACTCACACCCGGCATCGCCCGCGTGGTCGCGCTGCACGAACCGAACGAGGTGGCCGAGTGACCGCGGTGATGCTCGTGCTGTGGCTGCTCGTCGGCGTTGTGGTGCTCGGGTTCCTGATCGTGGGCGGGCTGGTCGTGTTCGGCCTGCTGCATCTCGTCCGGGAAGCGAACGCGGAGCGTGACCGTGGCTAACCCGAAACCTCCACGCTGCCAGAAACGCAAGTACCCCACCAAGACCGCCGCGACTCGTGCGCTACGAGGCCACAACCCGTCACTGGGTGGCCCGATCCGCGTGTACCGGTGCGGCAAACACAACAGCCCCACATGGCACCTCACCCACACAGCCCGGAAGTAGGACCTGATGCGGGCGATGACGTACCTGGATGACCAACTGACTGAGGAGGTTTCACGATGAGCGACCTATGGAACGACGTCCGACAGTTCAATGCCGCCTGTGGTGTGCGTCTGCGGGAGACGCCGGGCTGGGTGACCGACGACGAGATCGCGCTCGCTGTGCGACTGATCGAGGAAGAACGCGACGAACTCCTGTTCGCGCTCGCGGCCCGCAACCTAGTCGAGGCGGCCGACGCGATCGCCGACAGCTTGTACGTGCGCGCCGGCCTGCTGCTGCGGCTCGGCCTGGCCCGCACTTACATCCACGACCTGCTGCCGACCGCCGTCGACGGCCCGCATTGGGCTGATTTCGATGCGACACACACAATGGCCTACATCGGTGACGAGCTCGAGCGGGCAGACGAACGTATCCGCAAAGCCATCGTCGACCAGAATCTAATCGAGGTCGATGCCGCCACGCACCACTCGATGTACCAGCTGGCCGGTTTGGCGATCATGCTGCACCTGCCGATGGACCGCGTGTGGGCGGAGGTGCAGCGGTCGAACATGTCGAAGCTGGTCGACGGCAAAGTGATCCGCCGCGAGGACGGCAAAATACTCAAACCTGCGCATTGGGCGCCTCCGAATATCGCGGGTGCGCTCGGTGTGGATGTGATCGAGGACGCGGCATGAGTCGTGCGCAGGATGCTCGCCCGTTCGGTCAGTGTCGGTATTGCAACAAGCAGGCGTATCAGTCTCGGAAGGACGCGCGCCTCGCTGGGAAGCGGCGTTTCAAGGGCGAGCATATCCAGGCGTACAAATGCCCGCATATCCTTGGCGGCTGGCATATCGGTCATTCTGCTTCCGAGGTTGTTGCGGGTCAGTACACGCGTGATGAGTTCTATGGGCCGAATGGTGCGGGTAGGGCGATTCATCGGCGTAAGCCTGCTGAGCGTGTGAGGGATGCGGCGTGAATAGGCGTCGGCGAATGTTATCGAATTGTGATAATGAAAGCCGGAAACTGTGTCCGCCGGATGCTATTCTCAGTCTCGTGCATTTCGTGTGCCCAAAACCGGATCGGTAGCCCGATCGCGTAGCACACAACCTGCCCAGCCGAGATGCACCGGCTGGCGCTGACAACTGAACAGTCCTCGGCTAGCTCATCGTTAGAGCGCCCGCCCAAACGCGGGAGGAACCTGGTTCAATTCCAGGGCGCGGGGGCTTTGCCCTTCTGACCCAATTGGCAGAGGTGCCGGATTCAAACCCCGGATGTTGCTGGTTCGACCCCAGCGGAGGGCACAAAGCGTCGGTTTAGCGGCCGACGCTGGTGGTGACAGAGTGAGCGGCTACCGCGCGATCGGGCCGCGAATGTGTGCGATGTCGGCAACCTGACGGGCAAGTGCCTGAGGGAAGGCGTAGCTGCCGGAAACCGATGCCTCAGCGGGCAAATCGCAGCACCGGGTACTAATCCTTACGGTCCGTGCCCCGGTCGGAGTCTAGGCAACTCCCCACCCACTAACTTCGCCTCGGGCCTCGCGGGCTTCGGCCTCCTCCTGAGGACACGGGAATTGCCGCGCACAGGATGCGCGGAGCAGGGCGAAAGCCCCAGTACGCTTCGGCGGGCGACTACATGGCAGAACGCCCGGCAGGGCGCCTGCCGCATTGGGACGTGGGCTGTTGGTCGCCCAGGCGGTCTCCAAAACCGCTGTTTCGGGAGTTCGATTCTCCCCGTCCTGGCAATCGATCAGCCCGCCCTTTCGGGTACGGGCTGGTTTTCGCGCGAGTGGCGAAACTGGTATACGCACTGGATTTAGGTTCCAGCGGCTTCGGTCTTGTGAGTTCGACTCTCACCTCGCGCACGTCAATGCGGTGTGGTTGCAGTTGGTAGCACGCTGGGCTCATAACCCAGAGGCCGCCGGTTCGAGTCCGGCCACCGCATCTAGGACGGAAAGTTGCGTCGTCGAGACGTGGACGCCGTCCGCCCGCCCGCCCGTGGGGATCGGCTGCTGCCATCCGCCCACCCACGGATCCGCCCGTCAACGCGAGAAACGCGAAACCGCCGCCTGGCGCGACGAACACGGCCACGAAGACGACGCCGACGTGAATCTGGGCTGCGTCATCGACGGTTTGCGCTGCATGTGTCACGACCCCGTGTGCGAGACCCCGGAAGGCCCCTGGTGGAGAACATCTGGAAGCGCGAAGAACTGCCCGGAGTAACGATCCGCTGCGTCACGGAGGCGGTCGGAATCCACCTCAGTCTCGAAGACCCCGACCACATCGACGGGTTCGTGTCCGAGATCGACCGGACGCTCGCCCCGTTGTACCCAGACGTCGCGCTCGCCTACGCCCAGTACGTCGCCGAATCGACCTAACTGTGGCGCGGATGCTCGGCGCATCAGGTGGGCGGCCTACCGTGTACGGCCGCGGCACCCGAGCCACGAAGAAGTGCTTCGGCTGCCTCGAAGGCTGCGGCTACCAACCGGATAAGCAGACCCAGCGCACCCGCGAGAAGCGTGAATTGCTGCGCTGGGCCGACGAATACGAAGACCCCGCCGAGGTTGAAGACCGCGCGTGTCCGAAGGGTGGCACGGACTGCGGCTGCGGACGAGACGTCGACTTAGAGGCCTAGCCTTTCCAGTTCGTCAATGACAGATTCCACCGCCTCGTACATCCCTTGTAGGGTCTCGGTCAACGGGGGCTCACGCGGGATGGTCAATGGCTCACCAACGTGGAGATTGGTCTCCGGCACATAGTTCGGCAGACGCAGCACCAGTGGGAACTTGACGGTAAGTCCGGTCAAGAGGTTTTGGCGTTCAGCATCTGCGATCTCCCTCAGCTTTCGAAACGGGAGCCGCAAGATGGGCCGCCCGATCTCGACCTTCCCATTGTTATACTGCACGCGGTTCGCGATGAACTCGACGCAATTTTGAGTTGTGATCCCGGATACGTGCAGGTCAGCCATACCCGGTATGACAGCCTCGTGTTTGTCGTAGTTGACGAACTCGCGCAGGAGTGCCAGATGACGAATCTTGGGATCCGTTGACTGCCAGTCCTTCTCCAGGTCGTGGATACTCACTACGAAGGAATGAACTTTTGGTGCGAGGAATTTGGCACTCGCATCCAGGCTTTTTTGTGTTCTCGCGAGGGGAAAATAGAGGTTGCGGCGTTCCGTATCGGTTAGCGCTCGCTTCTTGTTCGACGCCAGTGTTGTGCATGCATGGCCGTACACCGAGTGATCGAGTGCGGCGCGCAGGTTCGTAAAACAGTCACCGAGCTTCGCAGGAAGGTCTGCGTTTGGTTCGCCCCACTTGGTGATGCTGATGGCGTAGACGAGTTCAGTCGGCGTCTCTTCGGCGGAGAGCCAGTCAGCCTTGATCCCATGCGGGTCGGACTGCTCGAAGGCCTCGACGTCAGCCATGACAGAGGTGATGTGGTGCTTTGCACGCTTGAGCTTCACCCGCGCGCTCGCGATTCCGGTGGTCCGCATCCCGGAATCCTACTGGCGCGACCCCTTGGCGAGCCACGGAATTTAGGGCTCGAGCAGATTGCCCACCCAGTCTTAACTGCGCGTATTGGCGTAGTGCGACCTCGCTGAGCGGGGTAACGCAATCGGTAGTCGGTGTCTGCCAGGAGAATCCCCACCGCAACGCTTACATGGCGAAGCCCCCGCGCGCTTGCTCGGCAGAGGCGACGCCGCATGCAGGGGCAGAGGCAGCGATAACACGGGGGCGTTCAGCTCCCGAATATAGCCGCCCGCCACAAATTTCGCCACCACCCTCGTGCCCCATTCCGCATCCGGGGCCGCCGCGCCATCTCACGAGCGCTGGCCGTAGGGCTTCTCAGGTGGCGGGGCCGCTGGCAGCGTTTACGCGCCGCGGCCCGCCCGCCGGACCGGTTTTCGCTACCTGGGAGTCCGGCGGGCCCAGCTTCACTACGAGCGGCCGGGAGGCCCCTATGTACACCGGCACCCGACTCGCCGCCACCCTGATCAGCGCCGCCACCGTATTCACGCTCGGCCCACTGGTATTCGCCACCGGCACAGCTTCGGCGGCACCAGACTGCCGTCCGATCGTGATCGGTGTCGGCGGCAACGGCGAACGCTACGCCGACAGCAAGGGCGCTGCGACGGTGATGGGGGAGATCCTCGCCGACCAGGCCGCCCAAGGCAACCGTGTTGTCGAAGCCGACTACACCTCGAGTGTGTGGCCGACCGGCCCCTGGGTCAAGGACTACAGCGTCCTCGACGGCCGCGCCGCCCTCGACCGCGAAATCGCTACTTACCGTGCCGAATGCCCCAACGGGCACGTGACCGTCATCGGCCACTCCCTCGGCGCCGAAGTCATCGACCACCCCGCCGCCGACCGCACCATCGTCCTCGGCGACCCCCGAACCAGCAACGGCATCTACTCAGCGCTCCCCGGGGTGTTCCCCGGCGCCGCGAACCCCGGTCCCCGCGACGCCGCGGCCGACGGAGTTGTGTCGGTGTGCCGCGAGTTCGACGCCATCTGCGATTCGCCCGCCCCCTGGTCCGATCCCGCGAAGTTCGTGCAGGGCGTCGCCGGTTTCCTCGGCGGCTACCACGGTATCTCCACCGACGAGGTCAACCAGTACGCTGACGCCGAGCCGGGGGAGTACATGATCGACGCCCCGCCGCCGATCCCGTGGCTACCCGAGTCAACCCCGACCGGCATCCCCGAAGCACCCGCGTGGAGCCTGCCCGAACTGCCGATCCCGGCACCGCTGCCATCGGCCGAGGACTTCTACCCGCTCGAGCAGCTCGGCCAGCCATACCAGCCGACCCCGCTCGCGGAATACGTGCCCGAATGGGTGGAACCCGTTGCACCGCAGGAAGTGCTGGCCTACGTGCCTCCGCCGCTGCCGGTGATCGAACTCCCGCCCGCGCCCGCCCTGCCACCGCTGCCCGACCTCGGGATCCGGCTCCCATGAGCAGCCGCATCGAAGAGGCAGAGAAGCGCGCAGCCGACGCCAGCCGACGTGTACGCGAAGCCCTCGTCGCGAGCGAAGCCGCCCGAGGCGACCTCGAAGCCGCCCGCGACAACATGAACCGCGCCCTCGACGACCTCGCCGCCGAACTCGGCATCGTCGACCACAACTCCATAGGACCTGACGAATCTTGATCACCGTGTACAGCCGCCCCGACTGCCAGCCCTGCAAAGCAACGAAACGAAAGCTGGAGCAGCTCGGCGCGGAGTACACGGTGATCGACGTCACCGAAGACCCGGACGCACTCACCCTGATCCGTGACCTCGGCTACCTGCAGGCACCCGTGATCGTGGTCCGCGACGGCGACGAGGAAACCCACTGGGGCGGATACGCACCCGACAAGCTGAGGTGGGCGGCGAATGCCACGAACCCCTGAACAGCGCGAAGCTGACGAAGCGCTCACGGCGGCTATCGATGCCGTCTGGGCTGCCTACATCGACGACGACGATCCCGGTTTACTCACCGACTACATGGTGATCGGGGTCCGCCGGGGCTACGACGACGAGGGCGACTCGTGGTCGCAGGTATGTCGATTCTCTCGCGACGATTCCGTCCCCGAGTACGTGCTCCTCGGCCTGCTCGAGCAGACCCGCAGCGCGATGACTCGCCCCGACATTGTGGTCGTCGACGACGAGGAGTGAACGGTGTGGCGGACAAGGATTCGGGCCGGGCACCTGTGGCTCGTGCTCGCCGGCGCGGTTACTGCGCTTGAAGTTGTCGCCCCCGAGGGCGAACTGCTCTCCGAGGGCGTTGACCGAGGTTTGGAGCAGCACCCGCTGCTCGTGCGCACCGCGATCATCATCACCGCCGCGCACCTACTGAACCTTCTCCCCGAGAAGATCGACCCGTACGCCCGACTCCCGAGAGTGTGGAAATGACCATCACCTCCGGCGACATCGTTCACCGAGTCGACCACCCCGGTACCTACCGGGTGCTCAACACACGCGGCGGGCTGGCATTGATCCAGCTCGCCGACAGCAAGAACGGCACCCGCGTGGTGCCGATTTCCCGGCTCGCCCAGGTGGCAGCCGTCCCCACCACCTAGAACGCGAGTCCGGCCAGGAGCCCGCCGCGCCCTGGAGGTCCTGCCGACTATGGCACGCAAGAAAACCACCCCCGTCGAAACCCTGGTCGAGACGCAGCAGAAACGTAACCGCGCGCTCGAACTTCGCATCGAAGGCAAATCCCAAGCTGAAATCGCCCAGGAACTGGGTGTATCCAGCTCCAGCGTCTCCCGCTACATCACCCAAGCGGTCAAGGACATCACCCGCGAGAACGCCGAAGAGTACCTGCAGCTCGAGCTGAACCGGCTCGACGCCATGCTCGCCGCGATCTGGCCCAAAATCATCCACGCCGAGGAAGGCCAGACCTGGTTCATCGACCGCGCCCTGGCCATCATGGACCAACGCGCCAAGCTCACCGGCAGCTACAAAGCCGCCGAGCTGAAAGCGATCGCCGAAGCCAAGGGCGGTGTGTCCGCCGAGGCCACCTCAATGGTCGGCAACTTCATGGGCCGCCTCGAAGAACTCGTCGCCGCGGACGCCCTCGCCGCCCGCACGGAGGACGAGGACGAGGACGGCGGCATCGAGTGAACGCCACGGCCAACCTGCTCGACGGGTTGCCACTGTCGCGCAAACAGATCGTCAGCATCGTCGAATCCCGCCGATACCGCATCTCAATCTGGTCCGGCGCCGTCCGCTCCGGCAAGACCATCGCGAGCATCCTCGCGTTCTACGACGCGGTCGCACACGCCCCCGACTCCGGTCTGATCGTGATCGCCGGCCGCACCCTGCAAACGATCGAACGCAACATCCTCGAGCCGATGCAAGACGAGACAGTGTTCGGGCCGTGGGCGAAGGAAGTGCACCACACACGCGGCTCGAACACCGCGGTCATCTTCGGCCGCATGGTCTGGCTGATCGGTGCGAGCGACGTCCGGTCCGAAGGCAAACTGCGCGGCCTCACAGCGTGTTTGGCGCTCGTCGACGAAGCAACCCTGCTCCCGGAATCGTTCTGGACGCAGCTGCTGGCCCGCCTGTCGGTGCCCGGCGCCCGCTGCCTCGCGACGACGAACCCAGACAACCCCGCACACTTTCTGAAGGTCAACTTCATCGACCGGGCCGACGACCCGGACATGGACCTGCGGGCATGGAACTTCACCCTCGACGACAACCCCACCCTGTCGCCCAAATACATCGCGTCGATCAAGGCCGAGTTCACCGGTCTCTTCTATTTGCGCAACATCCTGGGCCGCTGGGTCGCCGCCGACGGGGCAATCTTCGACATGTACGACCCGGAACGTCACGTAATTCCGTGGGCCGAGTTGCCGGAGATGCGGTGGATCACGGGTGTGGGTGTCGACCACGGCACGACCAACCCCACTCATGCGGTCATGGTCGGCCACGGTGTCGATGACGTCCTGTACTGCATGGACGAATGGCGGTACAAGGCGTCCGACAAATCAGCGCGGTGGACGAATGTGCAACTGTCGCAAGGGCTCCGGGATTGGATGGAACGCCCACACCACCCGAAAGACGGCGACGAAGGTTCCGGTTTCAACGGGTACGTGATCGTCGACTCCTCGGCCACCGACTACAGGATGCAGCTCAAGCAGGACGGCGTGAAGAACCTCGTCCTGGCCAAAAAGGACGTGCTGTACGGCATCCGCACTCTGACAGCACTGGTATCGGCTGGGCGGCTCAAAATCACCGACCGATGCCCGGAACTGCTCAAGGAAATACCCGGTTACGTGTGGGACACCAAAGCGACCGAAAAGGGCAAAGACGAGCCGATCAAACTGAACGACCACGGCATCGACGCCTTGCGGTACTGCATCATCACCACTGAACGTAAATGGCGGCGCCTGATCAAGCTCAACGAACTCCCGATCCGGGTCGACGAACAGACCGAAATCGAAGAAGTCGATGCCCGCTTCCCCGGCTAGAAACTGGCGGTTTGCCAACCTCAATACGATTGGTGTAACCGATCTTGGAGGCTGGAATGTCATTCGCTGATGACGCTTTCGAATTGCGGCAGCGAACCCGCAAATCCCGACCCTGCAACACGGGGGCTTGGCTGGCCTCGCTCGATGATCGCGATCGGCAGGCGCTCGACGCGCTCCTCGCGGACGGGCATCCCGTCGCGCACGTGTGGCGGCTCGCGGTGAAATACGGGCTCGATGCAGCCGAAACGCGCTTCCGAGTGCATTTCCGCCGCGACTGCGGATGCTTCGCCAACGTGGAGGTTGCTGCGTGACTCTCGCCGCCGACGCCGCTAACCTCACCAGCCGCGACCCGATCAACAAAGGCTCGATCGACGTCACCAGTGACGGCGCGACCGTCAACAACGTCGTCGTCGACGGGCCGATCAACGATGACTGGACCGCGGTGTTCGCGCTGTTCAATCTGAACGCGGCCGAATTCGAAGTCGTCGATGACACAGTCCGTATGTCGACGTGGCAGCAGTCCAAAGCCACCGAGGACGGCACCCGCGACGCCATCCAGCTGTACTCCTACAGCGCACGTTTTCGCCGCCGCAAGTCCAGCGACATCGCTCCGGAGACACTCACCGCCTGGCGTGACGCGCTACGCGCGCACCCGCTACCGACCCCCGCGCCGCGACGCCACGGCAGTACCTACGTGATCCTCGTGGCCGACCCCCAACTCGGGAAGAAGGGCACCGAGGAAGCGGTCGCGAACTGGCGCCGCGGCGTCGAAGCGCACCTGACGCTGGCGCGGTTCCTGGCACCCGAACTCGCCGCCGTGCATGTTGCGTTCATGGGCGACGAAACCGAAGGCGTCTGCAACAACTACTGCGTTGGCGCCGACGAGTTGGTTCTGACGAAGGACATGCGGTGGGTGCCCGCTGGAACGCTCCAAGCGGGCGATGAGCTGTACACCGTTGAAGAAGAACGGAAGTCGGCAGCCGGTCGCCGCTACGAGACTGGACGCGTGCTCGCTAACGAGGTCCGCGACCTCCCTAGCGTGCGCGTGCATTTCTCCGATGGCACTTCGCTCCTGTGCACCGCCGAGCATCCTGTTCTCGCCCGCACGGGCAAGTCAGGGCGTTGGAAGTGGGTCCGAGCGGACCGGCTGATGGACTACGACTACGAAGTGTCGAAGCTCGCCGATCCGTGGGAAACTGCCGAGTCGTTCGAAGCTGGCTGGATGTCAGGGCTTTTCGACGGCGAAGGCTGTCTGCAGGCTGCGGCAGGACGTGAACCCTGGCACTTGAACGTCTCACAGCTCCCCGGCCCCGTGCTTGAGAAGGCCAAGCGCATCCTGAGCGACCACAAGTTCGCGTTCCGCGAGGACACGAACTCAAAATCTCAGGTCGCGACGCTGCACCTTCTCGGCGGCTATGCCGAGGTTCTGCGTGCGCTCGGAACGTTCCAGCCGGTTCGGCTACTGCCGAAGGTTGGGCATCCGTACGTGCGGACCATGAACAACGTTCAGGTGATGAGCGTCGAAGAGGCCGGAGTCCTGCCGATCGCGGTGATGGGCACGACGTCTCGGACCTACATTGCGAACGGCATCGTGTCTCATAACACGAACCAGCCGCACACGGTCGAACTGAACATGTCGCGCCAGCTCGAGCTGGACTTCGACCTGCGCGTGTGGACGATCAAGGAAGCCGCCTCGCTCGGCTTGCCACTGTCGGTGTCCTCGGTGATCTCCAATCATGGTGAGTGGACCCGCAACGGCTCCAAAGACCCTGTAACAACGCAGGGCGACAACGCATCCACCCACATCGCCCGCCAAACGCGGAAGCTGTTCGACGAGCTCGCCGAACACGGCGCCGCCCCTGCCATCGACTGGCACATCGGCGCCGGCGACCCTGCCGTGACGCTGCGCCTGTCCGGTGTGGATTGCTATTTCAGCCACGGCTACATCGAGAAGGGTCGCGGCTCCTCATCGGAGACCCGCACCCGCAACGCGATCGAACGCCAAATCCTCGGCCGAACCGGAGAACTCGGCGCGACGTCGCTGTTCTTCACCGCCCACTACCACCACTTCTACTCCCAGGAATTCGAAGGCCGAACCCTTTTCGGTTGCCCGGCCCTGGAAGCGGAACGCTCGTCGGAATACATGCTGAACCAGTACGGCGTGTGGTCTCCGGCCGGAATGCTCGGCCTGATGGTCGGCGCACACAATTCGCGCGGCTGGTCGAACGTCAACGTGTTCTGACCGTTCCCTCCGCAACTCCCTCAACTTCATAGCGTTCGCCCGAGATTCGGCGCGCTGACACCCATTTGGAGGTGGCATGCCGCTGCCCGAATTCGCTGGCCAATTCCCGCCGAAACCCTGGGACACCGCCCAAGAGGGCTATGCGACTCACAGCGCTTGGTGGGAAGGCAACCCCGAAGCGCTGGAAGAGATCTACCGGCACACCGCGTTGGCACCGACCCCACGGGCATCACAACTGCGCGGTGGAATCGTCGGCCGTCTGGCTCGGTTCTGGTGGGGACGCCCTGTCATGCAGGACACCAAACGCCTGCACATCCCCGCACCCGCTGACGTTGCCACCACCAGCGCTGACCTGTTGTTCGGGCAACCGCCGAGCTGGTTGTTCAACGACGGCGACGCCACCAATCTCGAAGCGGCGCAGGACAGGCTGAATCAACTCCTCGACGGCGCTGATGTCGTCGCGACCTTTCTCGAGGCCGCCGAGATTCAGGCCGCGCTCGGTGGGGTTTTCCTGCGCCTGTGGTGGGACCAAGACGCCACCGACAAGGTGATGATCGGCGCGGTCGCCCCCGATTGCGCCATCCCGCAATGGCGGTACGGCGAACTCGCCGCGGTCACGTTCTGGACCATCGTCGGCAAGGACAAACGCGGCACCTGGCGCCACCTCGAGCACCACGAACCCGGTCGCATCGAGCACGCCCTGTTCTGCGGTGACGACTCCGACATCGGCCGCCGCATGCCGCTGGCCGAGATGGACGCCACCGCCTGGGCCGCTGAACTCGTCGACGAAGAGTCCTCGATCGCCACCGGCGTGACCGGGCTGACCGCCTGCTACATCCCGAACGTCCGACCAGCACGCAGGTGGCGCAACGTCCCCACCCTGTCCCCGTTGGGACGCAGCGACTTCGAAGGCGTCGAGCACCTCTTCGACGCGCTCGATGAAGCGTGGTCGTCGTGGATGCGTGACCTCGACCTCGCCAAAGGCCGCCTGTTCGTCTCGAACGAACTCCTCGACGACCACGGCCCCGGCCGCGGTGCATCCTTCGACCGGGAACGCGACATCTTCACCGGTGTCCCCGCCGACACGATGGACGAGCAAACCCGCCCGCTGGTGCAGGCCGAACAGTTCGAAATCCGCGTCGAGGAACACGCCAAGACCTGCGAGAAACTGCTCAAGCAGATCCTGCGCGCCTGCGGCTACAGCGCGGCTGACTTCGACGACGGCGAAGCTGTCGCTATCACCGCCACCGAGGTCTCGGCCCGCAAAGACAAGTCCAACCAGACCCGCAACCGCAAAATCCTGTACTGGCAGTCCGCAGTGCAGCCGCTCGCCCGCACGATGCTCGAGCTCGACCGGATCATCTACCCCGGCACCAGCTTCGAGCTCCTCGCCGAGCCGGAGATGAAGTTCCCCGTCCGCGTCGACCAGGACCCCGTCCAACTGTCAACCGCGATCGCGAACATGCGCGCCGCACAGGTCATGTCCCGCGAAACCGCTGTCCGGGAACGACACCCGAACTGGTCCAACGATGAAGTCGCCGACGAAGTGCAACGCCTCGCCGACGAATTCGACGTCCTCGTGCCCGATCACACCGGCGACTTCGGCCCCGCGATCGACAGCGAGGACGCACACAGCGACCTGCAGCAGGACAACCCCGCCCCGACGAAGAAGCCGGACGACGACGCGGAGGTCTGATGCCTCTCACCCCGTCCAACGGTGACCGCCACGCCATGCCGCTCGTCCGCCTCTACAAGGCGCTCGAGCTGGCTTTGTGGCGGTGGATCGCGAAGGTACTCGGCCTCGACGGCTTCGGCCGCCGATGGCTGATGCGGATCCTGATGAACATCCCGAAGTTCCGGGCCGGGGTCAGCAAACTCGTCGACGACGCCGGCGACCGCGCGCCCGCCCTGGTGCGGGAAGCGATCACCCGAGGATGGGCCGACGGCACCGCCGCAGCCCGCACCGATACCGGCAGCCACCGGTCACACACCGACGACCGGATCACCAACCGCCTGGTCGACCGTGTCCTCGACGCACTCGACGCCGCGAACAGTGGTCTACCCGCCGCCACCGAGGCAGTCCTCCGCCGCGCCGTCGACCACACCACGACAGCGGAAACCGCCCAGCAGCACCGGGAAGCGCTCGAACGGTCCCTGCAGCGCGACGCCCGACAAGGGTTCACCGCGCTGGTCGACACCCACGGCCGCCGCCGCGAGCTCGTCGCCTACGTCGAAGCACAGATACGCAACGCCGTATCCACTGCCGAAATCGAGGGCTACACACAGCAACTCGCCACCGACGGGCACGACCTGTTCGTCGTCTCCGATGTCCCCGGCTCCTGCGAAACGTGCCGACCGTTCGAAGGCAAAGTCATCTCGATCAGCGGTTCCACCGTCGGCGCGATCACCCGCAACACCAGCACCGGGAACACTGTCGCCGTCCACGTGATGTGCTCGCTGCGCGAAGCTCTCGACCGTGGCCTGTTCCACCCGAACTGCCGCCACACCATCCGAGTATGGACACCGGACAATCCGGCGCCACCGCGCGCCGTCCGCGTCAGCGAAACACGCCGCACTGCCCGCCGGGCAGCCGCTGCACAGCAGCGTGCCAACCGCGTACGCCAGCGCGTCGCGGTCGCGGCTGGTCGCACAGCCGAGGTGCCGCGCATGGCGCGCCGCGGCGACAGCAGCAACCCGCAACCCCAACCGGGCCCACGGACCCCACCATCGCCATTCGACAACGCCACCACACCTCTGGAAGTCGGCCAGATACTGCAACTGCGACACGGCCTTCCGGTAGAGGGATTCGATCTGCCCGGCCTGTCACTGGAAGTGGTGCAGGAATACGCACGAGCCGTCGACGACATGATGACCCGCTACCCGCAGATGCGCCCGAACCGCATCCTCATCGGCCCCGTCATGTCCCCGGACCCAGACCGAGTGTTCGGCGAAGCACCGAACCGTAAGCCCAAGGGGCAGCCGAGGACCGTCGACCATGTCGTCCTCAACTACCTGCACGCAGGCAACCCGGCCGTGTACCGGGAAGCGATGGAAGCTGACGTCGCAGACCACTACCACTCACCAGGGTTCGAGCAGCGCCCCGTCTACGCGGTCATCGTGCACGAGTTCGGCCACGTCCTCGACGTCGCCGGGCAACTCGAAGGCCGACGCGCAGCCGACGACGCACTCGACGCACACTTCCGAACGCACTACCCGAGGCGCACCGGCGAATCCCACGACGACTTCGCTGCTCGCTACGACAGCTGGCTACGCCAGCTGCCCGGCTACTGCTTCGACCTGGACGGCAACTTCTTCGCCCGCGAGGCGATCGCCGAAGCGTTTGCCGAGGTAGAGCTGCGCGGCGACAATGCCAGTGAACCCGCGAAAGTGCTGCACAAGCTGCTAGTAGACAAGTCGAGGAGTGCCCCGTGAGGACAGGCGCCCGCCGGCCCACCGATGACGAGCTCCGTACCCGATTTGAGTACGCGCTCGCCGCAGCCCGCGACCAGGGTGTCGACCTCACCGATCACCCCCTCGATACAGACACCGCGGACGCCCTGTCGGCCGTGGCAGAGGCGTACCCAAACCCGCCGGCTGAACTGATCGATGCGGCCGAGCGTGCGTTCCAGGGTTTGCTCGACGGCACCAACGGTGCCCGGCGGGCCGCATCGGCGCGAGCCAGGTTGCTCGGCGACTGACAATTCGTAGGCTCGTGATGTAACGACAGCATTCCGGATTTTGGCTCCGGGCGTTCAGGTTTGAATCCTGGCGAGCCTGCCACCGGCCTGTAGTGCAACGGCAGCACGTCTGACTCTGGTTCAGAAGGTTCAGGTTCGAATCCTGGCAGGCCAGCCAAGGAGATTTAACCGCCATGGTGGCGGGACCGCCTTGAAAGCGGCGCGGCCCCTCACGGGGCAGGGGTTCGATTCCTCAAATCTCCGCTCAAATAATTGAAGACTTCCCGCCCATTTTGCGCGGGTGCAAATAACCCCCAGTTCCGGCCATCTGGCCCTGGGGGTTTCGTCATTCCAACACCCCGTTCGGCCTGGTGCCACGGGTGTTTTCACGTGTCCAGGAGGCACATTCATGGCCGACGAAGCCAACACCCCCGCAACACCCACAACTGAAAACAGCACCCCCGTCGACACGGCACCCGCCGTCACCGACACCACCCCGGCTCCCGGTGACTCTGTACAGGCCACCGAGACCACCACCCCGGCCGCTGACACCGAACCAGCACCGGAAAAGCCCGCGAAAACCTACGACGAAGCCTACGTCAAGAAGCTTCGCGAGGAAGCCGCGGCGAACCGCGTCAAGGGCGACGAAAAGGCTAAGCAGGCAGCCCAGGAGGCCGCTGCTGAAGCCCAGCGAACCCTGACCGAACAAATCGCACGCACGCTCGGCCTGATCAAGGACGACACCCCACCCGACCCCGCCGACCTGCTGAAGCAGGCGCAGGACCGGGAAACCCAGCTCGCCGCCGAACGCGACTCGGTCGCCAAGGAACTCCGCGCACTCCGCATCGAAAAGGCACTCAACGATGCGGCCGAAAAATGCGACGGCGACACCAGCATTCTCGCCCCATACCTCGCCGGTACCGGTGCGCTGAACAAACTCGACCTCGCCGCAGACGATTTCGCTTCCCAGATGGAAGCCATTGTCGCCGCAGCCGTCGAATCCAATCCAAAGCTGAAGAAGACGACTGCCCAGGTGGCGGCTCCTCGCAGCGGCGGAGACCTCTCCGGGGGCAACGCAGCACCAAAGGTGCGCGGCCCCAAATCCGTTGAAGAAATCCGCCTCGAAATGCGCGCTAAGCGCGAAAACGGCGGGCTCTAACCTAGGAGCCACAATTGGCTAACACCTTTCTGACGCCCGATGTCATCGCGCGTCAGGTCCTCGCGAACCTGTACGAAAACCTGGTCATGCTGCCACTGGTCCACACCGGCTACTCCGGTGAGTTCCAGGCCAAGGTCGGCGACACCGTCAACGTGCGCAAGCCGGCGGTCCTGAACGCCGCGCTGTTCGACCGCACCGCCGGCATCCAGGTCCAGAACGCCACCGAGACCTCGGTGCCGGTCAAGCTGGACAAGATCGCCGACATCTCGCTCGAGATCACCGACGAGTCCGCGCTACTCGAGCTGGAGTCGATGGACGCCCAGATCGCCGTCCCCGCGGCCGAGGGCCTCGCCCAGTTCGTCGACCGGGCGATCATCGCCCACATGAAGGCCAACACCACTGCCTTCGCCGGTGTCACCCCTGCCGGTCATGAGTGGGACAAGCCTGAGGTCCTGATCGAGGCCGGTCGCCAGCTCGATATCCAGAAGGTCCCGAGCATGCGGCGCCACGCCGTCGTCGGCCCCACCGCCAAGGCCAAGTGGCTGAACTCGGATCTGCTGAAGCGCTACGACCAGAGCGGCTCGACCGAGGCCCTGCGTCGCGGCTCGATCGGTGACAACCTGTTCAACTTCGACGCCTACATGACCCAGAACATCGTGCAGCCTTCGGGTTCGCCGGCGTCGGGTCAGCCCACCACCGAGGTTGGTCTGGCGTTCCACGAGACCGCGTTCACGTTCACTTCGGTGCCGCTGCCTCGTCCGCTGTCTGCAGGCACCTCGTACGCGATCGAGACCTACAAGGGCATCAGCCTGCGTACCACGATCGACCGCGACCACGTGCACAAGCAGGACATCATCAGCTTCGACATCCTCTACGGTGTCGCGACGCTGGATGCCAACCGCTCCGTGCTGCTGCGCGGCCCGCTGCAGGCGTGACCTCCACCCCGCGCCACCTCAACCGGGTGGCGCTGGGGAGTGGTTGCCTACCAACACTTTTGGAGAGCCGCAGTGCCCCATTTTTACCGATACCTCCACGACCCCGCGTGGGTCATCGAGTCCGAGGACCCGCGCCCGGACCTGCTCGACTGGGCTTGGTGGACCGAGGTCGCCCCACCGGCCAAGCCGAAGCCCGAACCGGAACCTGCCCCCGAGCCCGAGCCCGAGCCCGAGCCCGAGCCTGAACCGGAACCTGCCCCCGAGCCCGAGCCCGAGCCCGAGCCCGAGCCTGAACCGGAACCCGAGGCAGCGCCCAAGCCTGCAGTCAAGTCGACCCGGCGCACCAAGGCAGCGTGACCGATGGCTGTGCTGATCTACGCCCAACCCGACGACCTCATCGCCGGCGGATGGTTGACCGGCACGGCCCCCGCCAACGCCGCGCTGCTGCTGCGGTTCGCGTCGATCCTGGTCCGCCGCGTCACCATGTGCGACCACTACGACGTCGACACCGCCGGGCTCCCCACCGACACCGCGATCGCTGAAGCGTTCCGGGACGCAACCTGCGCCCAAGCTGCCATGTGGTCACTGGCCGGGCTCAACCCGGTCGCCGGCACTGTCGGCCGTGAACTCGCGGTCGCATCCCAGACCGCCGACGGCGGGTCGGTCGTCTACGGAGACTCCATCACCGGCGCCGAAGTCGAACGTGCCCTCAAGCAGCTGCATTCGGCCGCGCTGCTGATCCTTCGCAACGCCGGGCTTGCATCCACGAGGCCGGACTGATGGTGAATTACGCGCACCCGACCTACCCCGCCGGGACCATGCTCACCGTCATTCGTGGCGCCGCCCGCAACTGGGAAGGCGACCCCGTCAACTCGACGGTGGTCGAGCACCAGATCGGGCCCTGCGATCTCAAATGGGCGACAGACACTGAGGACTCGACCCACGGTGAGCAACGCATGTTGGTCGCCCAGGTCACTGCTCCACACGGTTCGGACGTCCTAGAGACAGACCGAATCCGGCTGGGCACAAGGGAATTCGTCATCGACGGGCAAGTCCGCGAAACCCCGAACCCGTTCACCGGCTGGTCGACAGGTGTGCGGTTCAAGATCGCGAAGGACGGCAACAGTGGAATACGACGGGTCTGATGCCTACGCGCTCCGCAGCGTTCGAGTCGACGCCTGCCGCAAATAGGCTGCCGCCGCCTCCAAGATCGCCGGATCGTCGTCTACCAATCCGATAGCTCGATTGCAGCCAGAACATAGCAGGCCGCGAACTTGGCCTGTTGCATGGCAGTGGTCGATGGCGAGATCGATGAGTCGACCATCAGAATAGCGCTTCTGCGGTAGGCGGCAAATAGCGCACTTCCCGTCCTGAGCCTTCCACATACGCTCGTAGTCGTCGACCGTAAGTCCGTACTTGTAGACCCTGCGTTTACGTAGCTTCGGAAGGCGATTCCACTCCTCGGCCCGGCATGTTTTGCAGTGATACTTGACTCCGCGACGGTTCAGCCTTCCTTTTCCGAAGTCAGACAGAGGTTTCGCTGTAGAGCACGCAACGCATACTGCGACCCTCTCCACGCAGGTGTCGCACAGGTATTTCGATCTGGTGTTATGGACTTTAAGGCGACCATCCACCATTCGGCGCGCATCGGTCATGAAGGTCGCGTTACAGCCTGCGCAGTCCAGCAGCTTGAGCGTCATGTGGTTTCGGCACGGAATGCAACACGAATCAAGCCCATTTGCCCTGGATGGCCACGGTGCGAACTGGGATATTAGGCGTGCTCGGTGGCATCGGTAACACCAATGATGGTACGGCAAGCAATTGTCGCAGAAGTGTGCGCGCGGTTCTCGCCCGCGCGGGCCAACGGTGGAATAGCTGGAATCGCAAACGCGACAACGATAGTCAGTCATTTCGATTTCAAGTCTAGCAAATTCAAGCAGGTGATGCCATTGGAATACGACGGCTCAAGCATGGATATGGACGCATTCTTTCGAGGTTCTCCAGAGCTTGCCGAATTCCTCCAAGAAGTGGCGGAACAAGGGGCCGATAGATGGGCCATGCGCTCAAAATGGAGAACGGGCTACAACGCCACCCATACCGAAGCATTCACCGAACTAGACGCCACCGGGAAACAGCAAGGTGTCACCTACGCGTCCGGTTACTACGCCCGCTTCCGTGAACACGGCACCCGCTGGAACCGCCCCGAGCACGTGATGCGCGACTTCATCCGAGACGTGGAGGGTTAGTGCTTCCCTACCCAGATTTCGACGACGTGATGAAAGCGCTCCTCGACGACATCGCCCCCGTAGTCACCTTCGAGTCCGATGAGATCGACCCGCCCTACATCTACGTCACCCGCGTCGGCGGTCGGGAAGACGGCGTCGCCGACAACCCCGTGATCGACGTCGAGTACGTCGCCGCCACGCGCGCCGAATCCAAGACCCTGAAAACCGCAGGCCAAGAACGGATCCTGGCCGCCGGGAACACCGCGCCAGGCGGGTTCTTGATCGACGTTGCCGAGGAAGCGACCGGCGGCCAATACATCCCGCCGGAACGCCGCGACGCCCGCGGTGTGTCCGCGACGGTCCGCCTCTCCTACCGCAGGCCCCGCGCCTAGCCTCCGCCTCTCTCTTCTTCACACCACCCCGGGCCGCTCGATGGCTGGCGGGGTTCTCGGTGTGCCCAAATCAAGGAAACCTTCATGCCTGCTGTCACTTTCGAACAGCTCGCGGCCTGGAAGCCGGAGCTGATTCGCCGCCCGAACAAGGGCTTCGTGCTCATCGGCGACGACGACGCAACCATCCCCGCCGCGTTCACCTCCGGCGTCTCGGCTGAATTCCAGTCCCTCACCGATTTCGAGTCGCTCGGCTTTACCGCCAAGGACGCACCACCCACGTTCCGCCCCGAGGTCGAATCCAACGACATCGAAGCGTGGGGCGCGCTCGAGCCGCCTCGCACCGACATCATCTCCCGCAAGGTGACGGTGTCGACCACCCTGCTGCAGACCCAGCGGCGTTCGCTTGAGCTGTACTCCGGCATGGATCTGTCCGCGGTCACCGCCGACGCGACGACCAACGAAATCCAGTACAACGACCCCACCAGCCCGTCGACCCGCTACCACCGGTTGATCTTCGGCATGGTCGACGGCGACGGCGCCGACGCGATCTACATCCTGCGTATCCTGCCGCGTGCGATCGTCACCGAGGTCGGTGAGCAGTCCTGGTCGCAGGACGGCGCCCTGAACTACAACATCACCTGGGCGGGCAAGATCGACTCGACTCTTGGCTACTCGCTGAAGAACGTCATCTGCGGTCCTGGCGTCGCGAATCTCGTTGCGTCGATGGGCTTCTCCGCGACCGCCGCTGTTCCGACGGTCACCTCGCACCTGCCTGCGGGTTCGCTCGCCGCGGCCGGTGGCGAATCGGTGGTGCTCAAGGGCAACCACTTCACGGGCGTCTCCGCCGTCACTGTGGGTGGTACCGCCGCGACCGACTACACGCTGGTCGACGACAACACACTGGCGATCACCACCCCAGCCAAGACGGCGGGTTCTCACAACGTGATCGTCACCAACGCGACCGGCCCGTCGACCGCCTACGCGGTCACCTACGCCTGATCGCCCCCTGAACCGTCGCCCCGCGCGTGATTCCTGGCCGCGCGCGGGGCGACCCCTTTCCGCAACTTTCGCCAGGACCTCAGCCAGGAGAACACCTATGGCTTTCACCCCGATTCGCATGGTCTCTCCGGACGGCCGCGAATGCCTGGTCGGCTCGCCCACCGAGCGCGAAAACCTGCACGCACAGGGCTACCGCGCCGTCACCGAACCGGCCCCCACGCGCACCGCTGACCCCAAGCCAGCGACGCCGCGCCCCGCCCCTAAGAAGTAACCCTCCACTCCCGCCAGGAGAACGAAAATGGCTTCCAAGAAGACCACCGCTGTAACCGAGACCGCCCCCATGTCGCGATGGGCGAAGATGCGCGCCGACGCCGAGCAGGCTCGCGAGAAGACCGAACCGTACATGTTCGACGGCACCAACCCGCCCACCCCGGTGCATGAACCGGTGACTTCCGAGCAGGTGCTGGCCTTCGCCGAACTGATCGACAAACGCGGCAGCGTCGACCCCGCCAACCTCCCACGCCTGATCAAGGCTGTGCTCGGCGACTCCTACGACGCGGTCTGGGACGTGGTGCGAACCGTTGACGCCAACGTCATCCTCCCACTGCTCGAGGACATCAACGCCCACTTCCACTCCCTGCCGACCGAAGCCGGTGATCTGCCGGGGGGCGCCTCGGCCTCGTAATCCTCATCGAGGATTTCGGGGAAGAAATCGAATACGACCTGGCCGACCGGTTCGGTTGGGACCTGCTCGACTACTTCCGTGGTGTACGCCCGTGGCCACAGCTGTACCGACTGCTGCGCCGTCTCCCGATGGACAGCTGGTATCAGGCCGCGGTCGCCGCCGACGAACGGATCGGGTTCGAGCGAGCCCAGCAGCCGCTCTCCGATGAACAACAACCATTGTCGTTCGTCGGCTACTCGCTGCCAGTCCTTCTGCAGCTCAGACAGATTGACCTGCTCAAGGAGCTGATGCGGGTCATCCCGGGGTCGCTGACAGGGAAACTGCCGCCCCCCATGCCCGCCGAACCGCGACCGCGCACAGCGGAAGCCATTGCGCGGGAAAAGCTCGACCAAATCAGCGTTATGGACGCCCTGAAAAAGCTGGGCGTCAACATCTGAATAGAGGCGGTGCCCTATGGCCACCTTCGGTGCGTACAACGCTGGCTCGGCCCGCATCTACCTCCGCCCGGCACTCGCGAGCAATTTCCGGGCATCGGTGAAAGCCCTTCTCAAACCGATCGACGAGTCGCTGAATGTGACTCTGAAACCGGTCCTGGCGAAGGGCTTCAACGCCGACGTCAAGACGAAGGCGAAAGACGCCGCCGAAAAGGCTGGCGCGAAGATCGAATTCGGGTACAAGCTGGCGCCCCGGTTCCGCACCGAACTGAAAGCAGCGGCGAAAACCGAAGCCCGCGAAGCCGGTACGAAGATCCTGTTCTCGCCGGACCTGGCGAAAGGATTCCGCACCACCCTGCGCGGCAAAGTCAATGAAGCCGCCGCCGGCGTCGAAGCCACCGTCACCCTGCGCCTGTCCGAAGCAGGACTCCGGCAGAAGATTCGCGGCCTGAAATCGACTTTGCCCGAGGCCGAGTTGCGGATGAAGCTCGACCTGAGCGAAGCCGTCCGGCAGATCGAGGACTTCCGCATCGCGGTCGCCGCCAGCCCGCTGTCGATGAACGTCAACGTCGACACCACCGCGGCAGTCGCTCAGCTGATGGCGCTGCGGTCTCTCGCCGCGTCCGTCGGGGACGACGTCGGAGCGATCGGCGCCAACGGTGCCGCCCGCAATGCGTTGCGGGGCCGCCGTGGCGGGATCTTCTCCCAGACCGTGCGCGCGATCCGCCTCCAGGTGGAGGTCGACCGGGCCTCGGTGGCACGCGCGGAAGCCGAGCTGGCCAACGTCCTCGCCCGCCTGGAGAACGCCCGCCGCCAACAGGGCGACACCCTCGACCGGCTCAACCTCGCCGAGCAACGCCACGCCGAGGTGCTGGCCAATAGCAATGCGTCCGCGTCGCAGCGGATCGCGTCCGAACAACGCCTCGCCCGCGCCCGACGCGACCATGCCGACGCCACCGGCCGCCTCAGCTCCCTCATGAACCAAGAGGCCGACGCCCACGACCGCGTCGACCGTGCCCGCAACCGGCAAGGTTCCATCGGCAGCGCCCTCGGTGCTGGGCTCAGTGCATTCAACGCCGCCTCCGACCTCGCGATCCGTAACCTGTTCAGCTTCACGAACCTGGTCGGCGTCGCCAAAGTCGCGCTCATCGCGCTCGCCGCGGTGTCATTGGTCCCGCTGCTCGGGCAACTCACCCAAGCCGCCGGCGTCGTCGCGCTCCTGCCTGCAGCGTTTGCCGGATTCGCCTCCGTCATCGCCACCATCGTGGTCGGCACCCGCGGCATCACCGATGCGTTCAAAGCTGCCGAGAAGGCCCGCGAAGGCGCCGCAAAGCAGGCAGAGGCGCAGGCGAAAGCCGTTGCATCCGCCCAGAAACAAGCTACCGCGGCAGCGCGTGGTGTTGCGTCCGCTGAACGTGGTGTGGCCTCTGCTGAGCGTGGTGTGCAGTCGGCGCAGAAGGCTTCTGCCACTGCGCAGAAGGCGCTGACGAAGGCCCGCGAGGACGCCACCAAGGAACTCGAAGACCTTAACCGGCAACTCGGCCGAACCTCGCTGAACGAGGAAGGCGCCGCCATCGCGGTCGCCGAAGCCTGGGAAGCGATGCAGGAAACCTTCAAGGATTCCGACGCATCTGCCACCGACCGGCGCCGCGCCGTATACAACTACAACCAGGCGTTGGCTGATCAGCAGGACACCCTGCGTGAGTCCCGTGAACTGCAACAGCAGGTCAACGAGGCCAACGTCAAGGGCGTCGAGGGCTCTGACCAGGTCGTCGCGGCGCAGGAACGTGTCGCCGAAGCCGCACAGGCTGAGACCGACGCGAACCAAACGCTTACTGATGCGCATCAGTCCCTCACTGACGCCAAATCCCAACTGGCGGAGGCGCAGCAGGCGGTCGTTGAGGCGTTGAATGACGGCGGCGATGCCGCCGACGAATTCGCCCGCAAGATGGCGAGCCTGTCACCGGCCGCACGCGCGCTGGTGCAAACCATGCTGGACCTGAAACCAGCATTGGGTGAACTCCGTTCGTTCGTGCAGGAAAAGCTGCTCGACAAAATGGGCGACTCCATCGGCAGCCTCGTCCGCAAATGGATCCCCGATCTGAAAACCGGGCTCGGCGGCATCGCTACCGAGATCAATGGCGGCCTGCGTCGGGCGTTCGCCGACCTGGAAACCGAATCATCGCGGTCGAAGTTCGCCCGCATCTTCGAGAACACTCGCAAGTCGATCGGCCCGCTGCTTGACGGCATCAACGACCTGCTCCAGGCGATGCTGTCCCTCGCAGGGGTCGGCTCCGACTTCATGCCATCAGGTGCGGAACGATTCGCGAACTTGATGAAGGACTTCCGCGAATGGGCGGAATCCGAAGAGGGACAGAACAAATTCAAAGGGTTCCTTCGCGAATCGCTCGACACCTTCAACGAAATCTGGGAGATCGTCAAGCAAATCGGCGGGGTCATCAACAGCCTCTTCCGGGGCAGCGACGAAACCGGCGAATCCTGGCTCGACAGCATCAAAACAACGCTGTCCGAATGGAACGACTTCCTGAAGACCCCCGAAGGTCAGCAGGCGGTGAAGGACTTCTTCGCCGACATCAAGGCGACCGTCCAAGCCATCGTCGACCTGATGAAGACGGCGTACCAAATCGCCGACGACCTCGGGCTACTCCCCGAACCAGAACCAACCGGGCAGAAGCCCCCGGAGCAGGCGCCGGAAGACCGCACCGGCCCAGACGGTGGCGGACTGAACGGGTTCGACGAAACCCCATCGAACCCGCCGATCCTGTCCCCCCAAGGCAGCGATGGCGCCGGGCTCGACGGCTTCAACGAAACCCGACCGCGTCTCCCCACCGAGATCGATCCATCCAGGACCAAGAAGAACTTCTGGATGGGGGACGAGTACTACAACTACGACGGCGAGCGCGTCGACAAGCACGGCAACAAACTCGACCATACGGGCGGGTTCTTCCCCGGCGTCAAAGAAGGCAGCCTCGGCGACAAGATCCTCGATTCGCCGCTCACTCGGAGCGCTACCGGTCTCGGTGGGCTGTGGCAGTGGCTGGCCGAAGACGACGACGAGGCTAACGCCAAGATCACCGGGCTGTCTGAGAACTTCCAGGGTCTGGCTACTTCGGCCGAGACGAACTCGAACTCGGCTGGCACCTCCTGGTTGAACTTCGGCACGAAGCTGCACGGAATCATCAGCGGCCTCACCGGTTCCGGTGGCGCTTTGCCAACCTTGTCGACAGGGCAGAAGCAGGTCGCCCTCGACTCCGACGAACACGTCGACCAGGAAGCCGGAGCCTCCTGGGCCAGCATGGGCAGCAAAGTCAAGACCGTCGTCGAAACGCTCGTCGGCAGCACAGTACTGGGCAACCTGACCAGCAGTTTCACCGGGCTGCCATCGTTCTTCGACGGCATCACCGGCGGTATCGGCACCTCCTGGGGCACCCTGCCGGGCAAACTGCAGGGCCCGATCAACGCGGTCATCGACATCCTCAACACCTTCGGTGAACTGTGGAACAAGGTCGCCTCGAAACTCGGCCTCCCGACCTGGGATCCGATCGACAAGGTCGGCACCGGAACCGGTGACTTCTTCGCAGGCCGCCCAACCCGCCCCGAACCGGGCGGGCACGTCGGCGGCCGTTGGATGGGTGGTCCCGGCGGCCCTGTGAAGGGCCCCGGCGGACCAAAGGACGACAAGGCCGGGCTGTACCGGCTGTCCAACGGCGAACACGTCTGGACGGCCGACGAGGTCAAAGCCGCGGGCGGGCACGAAGCCATGTACAAGATGCGTGGCGCGGTCTTGCAAGGCGGTGGTCTGCAGTCCAAGCCGCAAGGTGATGGCCCCCAGGGTTACGCCGACGGCGGTGGTGTCGTCCAGACCAGCGACCCGCTCGACCCGATCCAGGCTCAACTGTGGGATCTGGTGCGCACCGCGATCCCCGATGCGGTGCTGACTTCGGGCAAGCGCTTCACCGACGTAGGCAGTGGCTACGACCTGCATATGCAGGGCAAGGCCATCGACCTCGGCGGCCCGATGCAGGAAATCGCCCGCTGGATCTACAACACCTACCCACAGTCAGCGGAGCTGATCCACTGGCCACTCAACGGGTGGCAGAACCTCGACGAAGGTCAGCCGCACGACTTCGGCGCAACCACGAACGCCCAGCACATGGACCATGTCCATTGGGGCGCAAACGATTTCCTCGGCAACCTGTCCGATGAAGAGAAGGCGTCGATCTTCTCCCGCATCGGGTCAGTCCTCGGCGGCGCGGTCCGCAGTGGCCGAAACGCGCTCGCGAACACCCTCCTGCTGAACCCACTTCGCAACGTCGCGAACTCCGTTCCTGACATCGAAGGCCTGGGGGAGGCCGGGAAGATCCCGAAGGCGTTCGCCCAGAAGATGGTCGAAGCGCTCGCCACCAAAGTGTTGGGCTCCGGCTCATCCGGTGGTGGGGGAGCGAACTACAACCCCACCGACGGCGTCGAGCAGTGGCGTGACCTCGCCATGGAAGCGATGCGCCGCGAAGGGTTCAACGCCGACGACCCGGCACAGGTCAACGCCATGATGGCGCAGATCCAGTCCGAGTCCGGTGGCAACCCGTCGATCATCCAACAGGTCCAGGACGTCAACTCCGGCGGCAACGAAGCCCAGGGTCTCCTGCAGATCATTCCTGGCACATTCGCGGCTCACCGCGACCCGTCGCTACCGAATGACCGCACAGACCCGCTGGCGAACATGGTCGCAGCGTTGCGCTACTACCGGTCCCGGTACGGCAACGACCTGACCACCGACTGGGGCAAGGGCCACGGTTACGACCAGGGCGGCATCTTCGAGAACAACACCTTCGGGTGGAACACCTCGGGCCTGCCCGAAGCGGTCCTGACCAACCCCCAGTGGTTGATGTTCCGGCAGTTCATCGACAACATGCAAGCCCAAAAGGCTGGCGTCGCTGAAAACCCGCAGGCCCAGACGATCCCGGAACCACTCAACACCGACACCGTCACCTCACCGACCCCGTCCACGACGCCGACCACATCCGACTCGGGCGTAGAGACGTTCGAGCAGGTCGGCGTGAACGCGCAGTCGCGGTTCACATCCGCCTTGTCGACCGGGTTCGAGGACTTGGTATCGAGCACGCTCGATCCGCTCGGCCTCCCGGATCCACGGGACCTGATCCCTTCTGCGGTCACCGATTACGGGGAGACCTTGTCGACGTGGCAGCAGGCACGGTCGGCATCAACGCAGGCATCCCAAACCTTGGCTCAGTCCGGGTACCAGGCCGCCTCAGTGCCGGCGACCGGCACCGCTAACCGAGTCCTCAAGGGCAACGGGGAAAGCGGCTCGCTGACCACCATCGACAACTCGACCACCATCAATTTGACAACGCCGAACGTCGATGAGGCGTACCGCAAGGCCGAGTTGATTCGCGATATGCGTGCGCTTCAGCACACGGCAACTGCAAGGGGCTAACGCCATTGATGCTTGAGTCCGCCCGGATCGACATCTACGGACCGGACGGCTCGCACTTCCTGATCAACGGCGCGGGCGCGTCGGAAAAACTCTTCTTGGCACCAAACATCAAGGGTATTTTCGACGCGCCTGTCACCACGTTGAGGAAGTCGAGCGTCTTCCAAAAAGGTGCGACCTACGAGGGCAAACGATACAAACAACGTGACATCACGTTCGCCGTAAACATTCACGGTGAAACCCCCGAAGAATGGCAGGACCTCCAGAGCCGGTGGAACGCCGCCTGGGACTACGAAGCCGACCGATGGGATCCGACATCAACCCTGACGAAAATGTCGGTCACGACACCATCGTCAGGGACGCGCAGCCTGTGGTTGGCGAAGAACGACACGGTCGAATTCGAATCGAAACACGACCCGCGGCTGACCCGGTCATCGGTTCAGCCGATGGCGGTTGTCGCTGATCAACCATTCTGGTTCGAAGACAAGTACGAGAACACCCCGTACGACTACTTCCAAACCGGGTCCACCGGCACCTCGGAAGGGTTCGTCACCATTTCGAACCCGACCGATCAACCGATGTGGCTGCAATGGGTAGTCACACGTGGAATCTGGACCCTCCCGGACTACACGTGGACCGGGAAGAAGCACCACCGAATCCCAGGCGGGCAATGGCCTAACCGGAAGATCACCCTCCCGGAACTGACCGCGCTCGAGGGTGGCGCCCGAATCACCCTGTACCGCGACAAGCTCCAGGTGCGTGACTTCGCGGGCACCAACCTCGCGGGCCGCATGAACGGTATTTCGTTCCTGCACCAGATCCCACCGAAAACACCGGAAACGAACCTGCCGGTGAAAGTTGAGGGCGCCCCCGTTGGTGGTGCCCGAGTCGACGTGTATTGCCAGCGGCGATGGTCGCATGTTTGGGAGAGCCGCTAAGCGGCGCGCTGCTCGCGTTGGGCAGCGCGCACGCGGCGCATCCGGTTTCGGCTCTGCTCGCGGCGGCATGCGCGGCATCGGCGATCCGTTTCGCCACTGGGGCGGGTGTACACCAGGGTGTTTATCTCGTCGTACGGGTGGCCTTGCGGGCAGTGAGTCTTTATCGCCTCGTGGTGGGTTCCGTGACGTACGCGGTCAAACGTGTTCTCACTGCGCGTTCCGTAGCGAAGGTTCGACAGGCGGTTGTCGCCGGGATCGCCGTTGTTGTGGCAGACCTCAAGACCCGGCGGACGGGCCCCAATGAAGGACTCCGTTACAAGCTGGTGAACGAAACGCTGAGGCGTTCGATCCGGCTCGTAATTGATCGTCACCTTCTTTCGGCCAATCGGACACGTGATGAGGGTCAGGATTCGCTCCCTGACTGTGTAGCTGGTGCCGTTGCTTCGGGTCAGCATCCTGGCTTCGGTCCTCACTCGTCCGTGATTTGAAACCGAGTACTTACCTTCGGCGCCAACTACTGGACGCCAAATTTCGCTGGGGGCTTCGGTGTTGTTTGTCGACACCCCCTATTCAACCTCTGTGCGCTGGCTTTAATTCCAGATGATCGCAGAATCTTTGGGATGTGACGAATATTGCCTGAACTCGTTGAACTGAGTCTCGAAGAGCAATGCAAGGCTATCTGGGACGCGACTGTCGCCGCTGAGGAAGCGGACCGCCGAGCGCGACTCGAGCCGCCCCTGATGAGGGTCTGGTCGGGAGATTTCAATCTGGTGGGAACGCTCGACAGCGAATATTCGGCCAGCTTCACTTGGCTGGACAACGAAGTCGGCCCAGGACTGACCGAGATCCCGCTCGACGACCCGCTTGCAAAATGGATCTGGCAAGTCTCCGCGCGTATCCAACGCGGCGAGAAACGCAACGTCTACATCACCGTCGACAAAGACGGCGCCCGCTGGTCCGGACGTATCCACGACCACACGGTTGAAAAAAGAGAAGACGGCACCCGTGTTTTGGTAGTCCGATGGCTCCACGATCTAAGTATCCTGGAGTACTACCTCGCATGGTGTAACCCGTTCCTGCCCGATTTCGTGCAGTTCCCGCGCGTGTTCTTCCTGGCAGGACCCAGTATTTGGGCGTTGAAGACAGCGCTGTTCCTGAACGTGATGCGCGAGCAGGACAACTGGTGGGGGCTCCCCGACGACCCCATGGACCAGAACTCCAGCGCACCCGGAATGGGCAACTGGTCGGTCGTCGTCAAACCCACCACATTCGCCGAAGACATGATGGCCGGAACCCTCTGGTCAGTGCCGAACTCACGTTTCAAACGCTGGGTCGACATGGCGAAAGACATCCTCGAAGACGCCGAACTGTCGATCCAGGTCCGCCGTTTCATTGCGGCCGATGATGAACAGCCGATCGACGGTCAAATCCTCCGCAACGGGGCGCTCGTCGTCGACATCGTCGACAAGTCCGGGTACTACTCCGACACCTCCAACGGTGGCGACCCATTCCTCGGTTTGAAACGCACCGTCGCGAAATTCGTCGAAGACTTCATCGACCCCATTGTCGAAGACATCGTCGACCCCGCGATCCCCGGATCCTACAAAATCCCAGGGCTCCGCCTCACTGACAAGTCATGCCCGTACGTGATTTACCTCGAAGGTGAAGAAACGGGCATCGAATCGTCGAAGTTCATCTTCACCCCGTCGACCGCCGTTCAGGTCGTGGCCGGTGGCCATTCGTTTCCTTTTGTTAACGAATTGATCTCAGCGGCCATTCAAACGGCAGGCGATCTGTTGGCCGCCGCAATCGTCGTGCCCCCCATTGGCGGTGCCGTGGATGCCGTCGCTCAAGTTTTCTACTGGGACACCATCGCCGCCTGGATGCGGATAGCAAGTCCGGGCCGAATCGCGAATTCTGGATGGGCGCGACCATTCGAAGTCCTAGCCTCCGGATCGGACCGCGCATACACCCTCGAAGCATTGCTATCGCTTCGAAAGGCACTGCACGAAACACGCTCCTGGTTCAGCCATGAGATCAATATTCGCGACGGCGCACCGTGGTTTATCGGTGACCAAGGCAAAGGCCACTTCTTCATCGGTGATCGAATCGGCGCACAGGTTATCGGAGACTTCGCCTCCACCCTCTACGTCGACGATCACATCATCTACGTCGACCGCGTCCGCGAACTCACCCTCGCCTGGGACCGGGAATCACCCCCGGAATGGGTGCCCGTCATCGGTGAGAAGGAAAAGAACAAGGACCGCGGCCAACGAGCCCTGTCACTGATCGCGGACCTCGGTTCGCTCGTCCAGCAGCTCGCCGTCCACGGCCGATAGCCAGGAGCACATCGAATGTCGAAGAAGTCGGCGCGCGTCCAAGAGCCGCAAGAGGTCGATACCTCACCGTGGTTGAAGGCCGGGGACTTCCCGACCTTCGAAAACTGCAACCCCAACTGCCCCGAAGAAGCCTTCCTGTGGATGTATTCGGGGCTCCCGGGGATGAAGGGCGCGCCGCTGCCTTTCCCGATCGAGTACCTCCGCGAGGTCTCTCGGCGGCAATGGGATTGCGGTGCACGCCCACCCGGTTCGACCATTCCGTCCGAGCGGAAGATCAAATACCAGCGGCCACGGCAAACCGACCCACATTGGCTGGTGTCACCGGGCGTCTGGGAACCGATCGATGCCCCTGACCGGTCGCAGTTCGACCTGAAGGAGTTCGTCGCGTCGCTGCCCCAGGACGCGAAACGTGCACTCGCGGAGGCGATGGGCTTCGACCCGCAAGGCGCTGTGCCGTCGGACGACCGCATCGTCGAGGGCGTCGAAGGCAGCGGCACCGGCAAGGTGAAGGGCTCACCACAGTACGGGCGCCCATCCAGCGACGGCGCTTACGTGACAAACGTGCCAGTGCGCGACCCCGGCTGGAACCCCTGCCTGCACACGGTCGACGAGGTCCTCGAGTACCTCGAAGCCGTTGATGCCGACGAACGTGACCGGGTGTTGGCGATCGAACGCTACCTGTCCAAGAAGCCACGCAAGACCATCATCGACCGCTACCCGGGGGTGGGCGTATGAGCACCGCAGTGGATTTCGCTGCCCGCCTGATCGACCCGGCCGCTATCAAAGCCGCCGGGCACGCCGGGGTAGTCGCCTACGTCAGCCCGCCGCGGCCTGGCGCCGAATGGATGCGGGCGAAACCGGTCACCAAGGACTACACCGACCGCTGCCGCGCCGCCGGCATCGACATCGCGTCGGTGTGGCAGTACGGCAAACCTGGCAACCCGTCCGCTCCGTCGGACTGGACCACCGGCTACGAGGGTGGCCGGCGGATGGCGCAGGAGGCCGCCGACCGGCACCGCGCCGCGGGCGGCCCCGATAAGGCGCCCATCTTCTTCGCCGTCGACGAGGACATCAGCCTCGACGCCTGGAACGGCACCGCCGTGCACTTCTTCCGGGGCGTGAACTCGATCCTCGGTGTGGAGCGCACCGGCATCTACGGGCACGCCCGCGTGTGCGCGTGGGCGGCCGAAGACGGCGTCATCGGCGCCGCACCAGGCGGGAAGTTCTGGGCGTGGCAAACCCGCGCCTGGTCCGGTGCCCTGATCGGCCCCGAAGCCGTTCTGTACCAGCGGGTCATCGACACCCCCAGCAATCCCGGCCCGCTGATCGACGGCACCGCGGTCGACGTCAACGACATCCTCGCCCCGAACTACGGGCAGTGGGCGCACTTCACCCAACCGACCCCACCGCCGGGAGGCCCCGCCGTGCACAACCCGCCCATGGTCGAAGAAGACCAAACCGGCAACTCCCCGAACTCCCACAGTCGCAACGGCACCCGCGTCCGCCTTGGCGTCCTGCACACCCAGGAAGGCAACGGCACCGCCCAGTCGCTCACCGACTACCTGAAACGGTCCACCTCGGGCGTCTCCTACCACTACGTGGTCGACAACGAACGCTGCATCGCCGTCGTCGACACCGACCGGGCCAGCTGGAGCGTGCTCGACGCCAACCCCTACACCGTGAATTTGTGCTTCGCCGGTAGCCGCGCGAGCATGACCCGCGACGAATGGCTCACCAAGTTCGGCCGCGGCATCGACATGGCCGCCTGGATCATGGTCCGCGACGCCCGCCACTACGGGTTCGACCCCCGAGTGATCGGCTGGGAGGAACTCGGCGCCGGGCGTGACGGATTCACCGACCACGCAGGCATCACCTACGGCCTCGGCATCGGCGACCACACCGACGTCGGCCCGAACTTCCCCTGGGACATCTACGTCGAACGAGTCAACTACTGGGCCACCGCCGACATCGCCCCACTCGTCAACGCGATCGACGCGAAGGCCGCCGAAACCCCTTGGCTCGGTGCGCGTCTCACCGACGGTGAGAACACCTGCCCCGACGGGGTAGGGAAGTGGGCGCACTTCGAACACGGCTACATCTACTGGCACCCCGCCACCGGCGCACACCCGATCTCCGACCCGGTGTTCGAGAAGTTCGCCGAACTCGGTTGGGAAGCGGGCCAACTCGGCTACCCAGCCAACGACCACACCGTCCTCAAGGACCCGTCCGGCGCCGAATGGGGTGTCGTGCAGGGCTTCCAGGGCGGCGCCGTCTACCGCCGCCACGGCCAACCCGCATTCTGGGTCCACGGCGCCATCCGCGACCACTGGAACCGCAGCGGCTTCGAAAACGGCCCCTACGGGTGGCCGGTCTCCGACGAGCAGCCGTTCGACGGTGCAGCGTTCCAGGACTTCGAACACGGCCGCATCTACTGGACCCCCAAGCCCACGCTCGGCGTGCTCGCCCAGGGTCCGATCGACAACCCCCTCGCCGACGCCGCCTAACCCGGCGCCCGTCAAACCCGACTACCCATCGAGGTACCCCATGTCCTTTGACACCCTCCGCGACCTCTCCGCAGATGTACGCGGACGCCTGTACGCGCTCCTCGCGCCCGTACAGGTCCTGCTCGTCACCCTCGGCCTGCTCAACGACTCCAACGCCGCACTGTGGGGCTCCGTCGCCGCAGCCATCCTCGGCTTCGGCGTCGCCGGCGCCAACTCGACCGCGACCTGGCGCACCTGGCTGTACGGCATCCTCGGTGTCGCCCAGCCGGTCCTGATCGCCTACGGCGTTGCGACCGACTCCCAGGTCTCCGCGATCGTGGCAGTCGTAGCAACCGCTCTCGGCCTCGGTGTCGCCGCGGCCAAGACTCCATCCCTGGGGTAGCCCGTGTGGTCCGTCATCATCCCGGCGGTGACGGGCGTCCTGAGCTTGTTCGTGGGATTCCTGATCCCACGATCACGCTCGCTGGAATCGCAGCGCGCCGACTTCACGGCGGTCCTCGCACCGCTGCGCGACGAGCAGGCGAGCCTGCGTGACCGGATCGCAAAGCTGGAGTCCCAGCACGAAGCCGATGTCAAGCAGCACTACCTCGACGTACGCCGCATCGACATCCTCGTCGACCACGTTCGCGATCTGCGCGCGTTCATCGCCCAGTACGTGCCGTCTCCGCCGCCGCCCCCGATCCCGCCCGAAATCTCCAACGACATCTGAATACCTGCGAAGGGGGTGATCCTCGGTGACCGCCCCCAACGAGCCGATTCCCAATGGCTCCATAGAACCCGGCGACTTCACCGCCTTCCAGGCGATGACACCTGAGGACGTTCAAACGTCGCTCAAAGCGGGCGCGAAGGTCTCCTACAGCAACGCCCACGGCACCCACGGCACCGAAGTCAGGTCCCGCATCAACGGCGCCTACGACGCGATCACCGTGGTCGAGGGGTACGCCGACCAAGCGGTCAATGACGCACAGGCAGCGGCGAATGCTGCCGCCAATGCTGTCGACATCGCCGACAAGGCATACCTGAACTCGTCGTTCTGGATCATCGAGTGCGTAGTCGCCTCCGCCGCGGTCGTGCTCGGCGACAACGAACTTCTCCTCGGCCCGGTGCTCAACGTGCCCGACGACCAAGACGCCTTCCTCACCGACGTCCACATCGCGCTGCTGTCCCAGCCCGCGGGCATGACGATCGACTGCAAGAAGTGGAACGCCACCGGCACGTCGTTCGCCACGTACACGTCAGCCGTGATCGGTGCGAACGTGACCCGCTACAACATCCCGCTCCTCGAAGTCCAAGTCTTCGACAAGGAGCGCTTCTTCTACACCGTGCCGACCATCACCGGCTCCACCGCACCGCAGGTCCTGCAGATCGCGGTCGCTGGCGTATTCACGCCGAAGCCATAGGAGGCCACTGTGCTGATCTTCCACTGCATCGGCGCCACGGGCACGATCGAATCCGCGCCCAGGGTGCAACCGAACCGTGAAGCGTTGTGGGCCGCGGCTTTCGAGGTCGACTCGGTCGAGGGCTTGTTCGACATGACCCCCGCTGACCGTGCCATCGAGATCCTCGACGCCGCGATCGCACGCTTTAACACCGTTCCCGACGAACTGCGTGAGCACCTCGATCCCACCGACCGGCTCGGGTTGCGCGGTAACCGGTTGGCGCTAGCCGGGATTCGTGCGTTCCTCGCTGACCACGGCGGCACGATCTCGGGGGCATTCGAAGAGTGAGCTTCCTCGTCCGCCGCAACGTGCCACGAGCCTGGGCCGGATACCAAGACAACTTCACCACCTACCCCGAGGGCGACGTCATTGGCCAAACCTACTGGCCGTGGGTGCACCTCGGCGGCGGACGCAGCTACATCAACAACCTCGATGAGCTCGTCGTCACCGAACAGGTTGTGAACGACGACGGACGCGGCCCCAGCTACGCGTGGCAGCCGTTCACCCCGAATTGGGGTTTCGAATGCGAAGTCTGGTACCCCGTCGAAGGTATCGATAACCAGCATTTCTTCGTGGTTTTCACTGATTCGTGGTCGAAGGTCGCACCCACCAAATTCCAAAAGGCTGCTGCTGTCGGGTTCAAGCATGAGCTTGGCGGCGCGGACAATATGGCCTACGCCGAATTCCCGGACATGTTCACCCCTTTTGGGAACCTGCACACGTGGGCCCCGCCAGGCGGGGCATTTTTCGGTCGCACACTGAACCTTCGCGTGTGGTGCGAAAACGACGAATGGCTCCGCATCTGGCTAAACGGAACCTATGTCGGTTCAGCAATGCCGTCGGCGCAATACAAACTCGGCCCGACCCGACGCGCTGTCCGGCTCGTCAACCGCTCTTACTGCAACGCGTGGGTGCGGAAGATCGACCACTACGACCGCCCCTCGACCATTCCGCCAATGTCGGTGTGGTCGTCGATCTTCTACGACGACTTCAACCGCGCCGACGGGGCGGTCGCCAACGGGTGGACCCAGCTCGGCACCGACGCGGCCATCGTCAGCGGCCACTACAAGAACACCGCCACCACCACTGATGTCAACCGGTCGGTGGGTTTGATCCGCGACGTCGGCAACCTCGACGGCCGGGCCCGCATCGAAGCCGTCGTACGCAACGCCACCTCCACCGCTGACGGCAGCCTGATGCTGTTCTGCAACGCCGCTGGCACTCAAGCGCTGGTCGCGAACATCTACAGCAACCACATCTACCTCGGCCGCATGACGTCCGCCGTCAACGGCACACCGTCATTCTTCGATTTCCAAGACCGCGCAGCTGTCGTCAACAACGGCGACAAAATCGCATTCACCGTCTACGACGAAATCTGCTGGCTCGAAATCAACGGCACGAAAGTCGTTTACGCGGGCAACGTCCACAACGTGGTGCCACGAACCAACCCATACGCGGGGCTGCGCGTGAGCCGCGACGGCACAGCGACCAGCGTCCAATTCGACGACGTCCGAATCTATTCCGGCGTCGGCCTCTAACCCTAATCCGGGAGGCCCGGATGCTCGGCAACGAGCCCATCACCGAAACGCTCCTGCTCGTCACCGGGCAAGACTTCATCCACCAAATCACCGTGCCCGAAGGGAATTTCATTCCCGTCGGCACCACCTGCTCCCTCGTCATCTACGACCCCGCAGGAACCACACTCGCCACCTGGTCCGCGACCGTCACCACCGCATGGGTGCAGTGGCACATCCAGTCCGAGGTTTCCGACACCATCACCATCCCAGCACATTTCCGTGTCTACATCCATTTCGCGGATGGCAAAGATTATTGCTGGTACCGCGGCCAAGTGGCCCGACAGGATTGATTCAAAATGGCAATTGCTGTAGCCGCAACGCGGCAAGTCCTCGCCGATGCATACAAGGGCATCAATGGCGGCTCCACCGTCTGGGTGTCCCTCCACACCGCTGATCCCGGCACCACCGGCACTGATGAAGCCTCCGGCGGCTCCTACGCCCGCGTCCAAGGCACCTGGACATCCGGCAGCGGTGGCTCACTGTCCATGGCCGAGCTGACCTTCAACGCACCCGCAGGCAACTTCACCCACGCCGGACTGTGGTCCGCGAGCTCGGCGGGCACCTTCCACGACAAATGTGCCCTCGCACCGTCAATCACCCTCGGCAGCGCCGGCACCATCAAGGTCACCCCCTCCTTCTCGGTGAGCTGACATGCGCGCCCCGCTCCCCACCGGCACACGATGGGTAGCGGCCCTGCCAGACGGCGGCACCACACAGGCGGCCCTGCCAACCGGCACCCGCGCCCGCCTCCCCGGCCGCTTCTACATCCCACCACCCATCGCCGCATCCACCGCCGAAGGCACCCTTACCGCCCAAGCCGCCCCAGTGACCACCGCAGCGTTCACCGCAACCGGATCGCTCACCGGCACACAGGCACCCGCCCCGGCCGCCGACTTCGTTGGCGTCGGCACCTTCCAGGTCCCGACCGACCGCCTACTCGCCGACGGCACCGCGACCGGCCTGTTCGAGGCGACAGCCGCACCCGTCACTCTCGCGCAGTTCACCGCCGAAGGTCTCCTCGAGGGCATTCAGGTGGCGGCACCCGCAGCCGCATTCACCGCTGAAGGTGAGATGGTCATCCCGACCAGCGCGGCTATCGCCCCGTTGTCTACGGAAGGGCACCTCGAAGCGACCGCCGCCCCAGTTACGCTGGCGCAGTTCACGGCCACGGCCGACCTGCTAGGCGCCACCTACGGGTCGACAGCGGCACAGTTCAGCGCTGCAGGCTCTGCTGCGGCACCGCTAGTCGCGTCCACGACCGCACCGTTCACGAGCACCGGCACCCTAGGCGCCGCCGCTGTCACGTTCCAGCCGTCGGGAATGAACAAGTCCGCCGGCACGACGATCGGCACCAGTTACGCCGTCGTCCCGAACTGGACCGCAGAGACCGCCACCTACCCTGGCTCGACGCTGTCCGGTCACGGCCTCGTGGTCATCGGCTCCACCGCGAATGGCCGGGTCGAAGTCAGCCTGGTGGTGGCGAACGGATCGTTCTCCCAGGTCGCTACCGTCACTCTTCGGTTCCACCTCAACGGCAACGCAACACCGTTCCACACCAGCGCGGGTACCAACGTCCCGGCGAATGGATCCGCAACTGTGACCACGTTCGTCACCGGCGTGACACTCGCAGGCGGAGACGTCATCACCGTCCAAGCCATCTCTACCGCGGCCACCAACGCCCGCACCATCAACTCCGGCTGGCTACGAATCACGCAGCCCTGACTAGC